AGAGGCAGTCGGTCAGATCGGGGTGCCGACTTAGTTTCCCGCGTTGGCCAGGGTTTCCGGGCTGCGCGGCGGGGACGTGGGATCCAGGGCCGCGGCGACGGCGCCGATTCCTAGATCGCCAAGTCGATTTACCAACGCTTCGATCTGCTGTTCGTTGCCTGGTTGTGGGATTGGAATATTGTCGATGGCGGCAACCGAAACAGCGAGCATGGCCATGCCTAGCCACCGGTCGTTTTGTGACAGCAAGGGGCCGGCGGACTTAAAGAGACGCAGGCGGTCGAGGGCGGTGAGGCGGCGGAGGCTGAGTTGGCGGCCTTGACCGTCCGTGATGATTGTCGCTGACTGCTGTGTGATGGTTTCTGAGGGGGTCATTATACCCTCTTACGGCGGGCAGCGAAGAATTCGAGCTTCTGCTTCACCGAGGCGTCGCCTTTCCAATGTCCCGCACTGATTAACTTGAAAGTAACACTATCGTATTGATAGGTAGAAACGGATCCATCCGGTTCAGTAACGTATTGGTAGAGCGCGCCGTAGTTGACTCGGTTGCCGTTGAAGTAAGATTGCTCCGCGCTGGCGATAAAATCGTCGACGGCGGAGTTACCGCGCTCAATTTCAAAACTGCCCTGCCAGCCCTTGGGAAGTTCGGCCGACATTTGGGTGCCATCCAGCCGATCGACTCGAACAGGCAATGTAATCTGGCTGCTCTCGAAGCCGGTGACGTGCGTGAGATCGACCCGGCCGGCTGGGCCGATGAGAACTAATTGGGTATCCCGGCCGATTGAAAAATTGTTGGTTGCCATTCGATTTTTCCCTTGCGGCCGCCGTTACGCCAATTGGCCGGCGGGGAGCGTCTGACGGGAGACCTGTACGGTCTGGCCGCCTTCCATGTTCACGATGAACTTCTCGTTGATTGCCTGATACTGGACCTGTGAATCAGACTGTACGTAACCCAAGCCAGTACGGCTGGCGGGATTGTTGGAGATATCGCAGATAACGCTGAAGGGGAGGCTGCCATCGTTGCTGCCGAGCAGGCCTTGGCTGAGCATGGCCTGGAGGAAACTCAGCTGCGTGGCCCGGATGCGGCGGAATAACCCTGCATTGATGACCTGACCGACATAAAGTCCCATGCCGGCCGCGAGTGTGGCAGCGATATAGTTGGTCAGGCGCGTGTAGTTGTCGCCATTAGTGCCGGAGTTGGTCGATGAATTGTGACCGCCGCGGACCCCCCAGAAAGTACCAGCCGGCTGTGGGTTGGTGATGAGGTCAATGCCCGCCCCGAGTAAGGCGGCGAGTTCGGCGGCGGAATAGGACGTATTCTGCCCAGAGCCTGGGGTGCCCGTCTTCTGGCTGCCAACGACGCCGTAGAGGTTTTTGTTGAGACTGGATTGCTCGGGCGAAAGATTGGCCAGGCGACCGGCTGCGAAGCCCTGCGGCGATACCAGGCGGATAATATTGTTGACCTGGTCAGACCACCAGAGCCAGTCGCCGAACATCAGCTTGGCGGCATAAGTGTCTAATCCGGCGGATTGCTTGACGGCGATGGCATTGATGATTGTGTCACCGGCTGGGCCGGTCAGGATCATGTAAATACCCTCTTGTAGTCCGAAGGCGGCTTGGACAGTCCATTGGGTGGGGTCATCCGCATCGGCGAGAAGGCCAAGCGAACATCCCTGCCCTCGCAGAGCGTACATTCCGCGACGCGGCGCGAGATCGGTGCCCGTCAGAATCGATGTGGTTGCACCGGTGGCACCATCGGTTCCAGCCAGGCCGGAACCCAGCGAAAGGCTGAACGCAGTGGGTGCTGCGGTTGCACCGCCGGCATTGACCGTTACGAACAGGGACGGGCCACGCTGGGAGCCCTGGCCCTGGTTGACCGCCGTTGCAAGTGCGAGCCAGAACGCGGCACCGGTTCCGGCAATATTGTCGAATACCTCCGGAGTAATTCCAGGCAGTGCCACTGTAAGACGCCAGGCCCCAGCACGAGAGCCAGGATTAAGAGCCAGTGCCACCAGGTTGCCGAGACTGCCGGAATATAGCGCTGTGAAGGCGACGGTTGTAGAAGGTATCAAAGCCGAGGCGGCGGTGTCTGTACCATCGGTCACGCGGACGCAACGGAAATTCTGTGCGCCTTGCTGCACGGCGGTAGCGATTTGTGTGCCGAGATCGAACTTGCGTGCCGCCACCGGGCCGAAGTTACGTGCGTAATCAGCCATCGTCGCGATAATGACAGGCTGGTTTGCCGGCCCCCAAGAGGCGGTTCCTACCGCGCCGATGACGTTGGTGGGGACGCCATTCAATACAAGGTTTTGAGGCGGAACAATCTGGACGTAAAGATCGGGGACAACCAAAGCTGTGGTGTTGATGCTGCCCTGCTGGACGATCGGCATGGGGATCAGGATTCCTTTTCAGACTCGTGCGAGCAAACCTTGACGACTTTGTCGACGTGCTCGCTGTTGAGGATCTGCTCAATTCGTGCGGCGTCGGTGATGGCTTCGCCGCGGACAAGGCTGGCGAAGGGCCTCATCACGACCAGATGCAATTTCATCGGAACTCCAGGACTATGCGGTGATATGCGAGGCGTTCAGGCCGAGGGCGCCGAACAGCATGGCGGGCAGGGTTTGGGTAAGGGTGGTGGCGTATTCGATGTCGTAGAGTAGGTCTCGGCGGTAAAGGGAGGCGCTCTCCGACTGATCCAGGATCGCGCCTCCCGTGAAGGTGAGTCTGGCGTGGGAACTGTCCGCAAGAAAAATGAACGGCGTTAAAGCGAACGCTAAGTCGATCGCGGCGGCGGTGGTGTCGCGTAAGGCCGGGCTCGGACACCAGCATGTGACGCGAATTGCCAAGCGCTGTCGGCGGATTTCCTGAATGGCGACGGTATCGACGGCGATCCGCGCGAGCAAATCATGGGCACCGGGAATATCGAACGAGGATCCCCGCAGATGGGCGATGCGAGAGACACGAATTTGCGCGGCAATGGTTGCCGCGACCAAAGCGGGTGTGTCGTTGGCTTGCGTTCGATAGGTGTAGGGCTGACCGTCGACACGCACGCCGATCAATTGGCCAGGGTCTGCTCTGCCGGTAAAGCTGACGGAGTTGTTGGATACGGATACCTGAAGGCCCGGTATTTCCGGAACGGAGTGCCATTCAGCGGCGAAGCGGTTGGTGGGGCGTGGTGGCGCGTTACCAGCGAAGACCGTGACATTGATGCGACCCTGCGCGAGATCGGCGTCTAGTGCGGCAGGGTTTGGCCAGCCGCGATAGACGCGGCAGGGCGGGCCGGGAACGCTTGGGCCATCTGGACCTTCGGGATAGAGTGCTGTTGCGACAAGGGTGGCGAGGGCGATTTCCGCGTCTGACTGATCGGCCATCAGGTGGTGGCCTGTTTCACTGTTAGGCGCCAGCCGAGCTCCGTGAGCTCGGAGCCGGAAACGATGGCGGTGCGGCCGAAATCGTCGACCATCAAGTCGGCGGGCCGCAGGATTATGGGAGATCCATCCCGGGCGGTGGCGGCCGGGAGAAGGATGGTCCAGGTGTCGATTGACGTGTCGGTTGGCAGATTGGCGGTGGGCTGGCCGGCACCGGAGGCGCCCAGAACGCTGGCGGGGTAGTTGGTGATCAGCGCTGTCGCGGTTTGAAGTGAAATGCCTCCGTAGGCGTTTAGCCCGGTCGAGTTGGGTGCGGCGGGTCGCACGAAACTGACGACCCGGTTGGTGTGGATACACAGTATGGGCAGGAGCTTCTGCTGCGCCGCGATAAACCAGATATCCTGGTCTTGCGTGAGGAAGTCGCCTGGTTGGGTGTAGGCACCGTCAAAGACGCCATGCCATATCGGATTGCCATAACTGTTGGGGCGGATAAATTTTCCATCGGGCGCGCTGAATGCGGCGTTCAGACGCAGGAAGCGGTTGGTTAGCGCCAGCGGGTCTGTGGGGCCGTTTGGCCGGAAAACGTCGGTGCTGCGGCCGATGTGGCGGGCGGTTATATTCAGGCCCCAGCTGATACGATCCTGGAGACGGGATTGTTCCATTATACCACCAGCGTTAGGGTGCCACCGGGTGCCAATGCGGAACCGGGAGGAATTCCGAGGAAGCCACAGAGGCGACGCCGCCAGTCGTCGAACAGGGCGGAGCGATCCTGGGTTTCGTTGCGGTTACGGGTCCAGATTGCTGCCTGATCGGTGTCCAGATTTTCAGCGGTGCGGGGGATGGCGGTTTCGAGGTCGATGAGGGTGCTGAGGTATCGGCGCAACACCGCTACTTCCGCGTCGGCAAGATTGTTCAAGCGGAATTCCAGCAGGCCGTAGGCTTGATAGAAACGCCAATTCTGGAAACCTGCCGCACCGGCCCCGTAGGCGGGATAGCCACAGAACCGGCGGGCGTCGGTCTTTTCAGCATCCGTGAGTAACATCGGCGGGCCAGTCCTTTGGCGCAGATGAGAGACGACGGCGCGTTGCCGCGCCGTCGTTTTTCAGTGGGAGCGGGAAAGCCGGTTCAGGTCGTTATCCGACATGCTCGATCATCACCGCACGCTTGAACGCAGCGTTGGTGGCGGTTGGGATCGTGGTCGGATTCGTGGTGGTGTCAGATGGGGTGCAGAAACCACCCATCCAATACCAAGACTGAGCGATGATCTGCTGCAGCCGGTCGATCGGTTCACGCGTAACCATCGCGACACCATCGACGAGGGACACGATACTGTCCGCCGGCGCAACATCTTCCGCCGCCATGCCGGCGAAATCCCCCTCGATAAGAGCGCCCTGACCGCAGACGATCGGGCGGCGTATCAAGAGGCCTGCGATAGATGGATGCGGCTGGACATAGGCTTCGGTGGTGGGAATGAATCGCAGGCCAAGAAAGTCATTTACCATGCCCTGGCGGAAGACCTGGTTCGCGGAGGTTGCTCCCTGGAAGAGCTGGCGGAAATCGTTGTCGGCGAAGAGTTGTCGGGCGGAAACCGGATCGAGGTAACAATTATAAACACCATCGATTTCAGGAACTGCATTCAGGCGCAGCTTGGCGACCGCGTCGAGTAGGTTGGACATGGTCAAGGTGTCGCCAGTGACCAGGTTGGTGGTGTTCGAGCGACTGAACGGACGGACGATGACCGATGCGCTGGCCGCTGTGACGGTGCTGCCGGCGGTTCCATCGGCGACTGTAACCGCGCTGGATAGGGTCAGAATCCCGGAAAATCCGCCGGGAGTGGTAGATACATTAGTGGCATCGGGGGCTGTACCGGTCAGGGTGTACGCGTTGCCACCGATGGTGACCATAAGCGAGGCGGATGCGTTGACCGGGGTTTGGGCACCGTTGACAAAGACGTTCTGAAAGCCGCGGACGTCATCGACGTTAATGGTGGGACCGGCGATGCCGATTGTCGTGCGCACCCTGGTATTGCCGCCAAAATAGGATGCAAACAGGGCATTGCGCGCGAGTTCATCCAACGATCGGGCCGCCTGCTCGCCGTTGATGAAGGCATTTTGTAAAAACTGGCTGGCGAGGCCGACCCGGGAGGTGACCATATTGAGGTCAGTGGTTGCAGCATAATGATTGATGGTAAGTGTGTACTGCTCAACACCCCAGTTGGTCGGCGTCAAACCGTTGTCGAGATTGGTGTTGGTGGCCGGTGGCAATGGCGTGGTCACGCTGGGCTTGAGACCGGCACGCGTTTTGGTGAGCGTTTCACCAATACCGACGGCGATGTCTTCCCGGTCCGCTACGGCGCGGTAGCCGAGGCGAGATTGGAGGGCCTGCTGAAATTCGCGTTCCAGGAAGCCCTGCTGGATGATCGGCTGCAGTGCGGCGGGAAAATTCTGAATGCCCATGCGGATGGTTCCTCTGACTTATTGTATGGAGCGATTAGGTGCGACGTTTGACGAGGTCCGCTCGGGCGGCCCGGTATTCGGTGTCCGTCATCTCGGTTGCCAGCTTCTTGCGCGGCGGTTGTGCCGGCGGTGGTGTTGCGGGTGACGACGACGACGAGGTGCCGAACAGCCAGGGTTTGGCTTGACGCAGCCTGGACATGATCGTGCCGGCGTTTTCGAGTTCTCCGGATTTGGATAGTTTCAAATTAGAGAAATCAATGAGTTTGATGCCATCGAGGTCTACCATGCCAGCGCGGATGGCTTCTGCCTTCAGCTCCGCGCGGACCAGGCGGGCTTCGGTTTCGGTCTGGGTGGTGACGAGCTGTTGTTCGAGTGCATCGGCGCGGGCGCGAAGTTCGGCGAGGGGGTCGGGCTGGTCTTGCGGCTGGTCTGGAATAGTCATCTTGCCCTCTTGATCGGTAAACGAGACGCGGCTATGCGGGCGAGCTCGGCTGGGATGTCCTCGATATCGTAGGTGTCGGCGATGGACTTCACGGCGGTTTCACGAGAAATCTGTCCGGCGGCCGCGAGGGTGGTGAGGGTTTGGGCGTCTCGCTGGCGGTCCTCCGCGGTAGAAGGATACCAGCGCGGCCATTTTAAGGTCAGGCGTGCGGTAGGATCGAGCGCGGGAATTTCCGCGCCGAAGACCTTAAGCCGATAAGTGCTGGACGCCAGCAGGACCATACGGGCGAGCTGCAGCAATGCACCCTCTCCGTAGCTGACCCGGAGATTATCCGCGAGCCAGATCAGCCCCTGGTTCATCAGCTCCAAAGCCCGGCCCGATTGCGCGGTGGTTAAGCGGTCGGCACTGGCGCGGTTGCCATGGACGCTTTCAAGCGCGAATTCGCGTAAGGTGCGGACGTAATCGATCACGGCGGCTGCGGCGGTGCCACCGATTTCCAGCAACTTAGCGTCACCCTTTTCGCTAACCACGAGGGCATTGCCGGCACCCTTGATGATCTCGGTTTCGCCGGTTGCCGGCTCCTTGATGAGCAAGGTGGGATCGGAACTATATTTCAGCCCGCGCCCTGCCTGACTGAGTTGGTAATCGATTTCAATCTGCGTTTCGACCGCGCTTCTGAATGTGCAGGCCCCGTCGTGTGGACTGCCGGTGGCGGAAAGGCCGGGGAGATTACGGATCCAGGCA